TATCATCTTCGGTAGCATTAACCACCTTAAAGCTGATAACAGCCTTATTATCTGCCTTTACATTGGGCAAAACTGCTACAGGTCTGCGTACCGTACTCTTACGCACTCCAGTAATCCAAGTAACAAAAGCCTCCGCCTCTGCACTAGTCATATCGGGAGCACCGCAAAGGTAATGTGCCTTTACTGTAGAGAAATACTTAAACGCCTCACTGTAATTCTCCGCCTCCGTAGGCAAGGTATAAATGATAACCTTACTGGGAGCACCCATAAAGGCTCTCTCAATGTAGGCTGTATTAGCCTCACTAAAAGCACTCTCTCCAGTAGGGATATCATCAACGCCATTTAGCACCATAGCACCGTGATTTTTAGCATCCTTAAGAATGATACCCACGATACCCAGAGCTCCGCTACGGATAGCTGTTACAGCCTTTTTGGAAAACTCAATTACAATATCGGGCAAACCCATACTTGCATCCTCCTTATCTGTTTGTTATCGAATCAGTTTCAAACTCAATCTCTCCGACAAGCTCATGAGGATCCTCTTTAGGTATATCCTCTGTAAAGCTAAGTGTGAGCTTTACATACAGAGCCCCCTCTGCCAGCCTTACCTCATCGGAGTAAGTTTGTATTTTTGCGTATCGGGGCTTTTCCTTTACACCCTCCAGCGGTATTACTGGTACAGCCAACCTCAACAAAAAAAGAGCCTTAAGCTCCTCTTTAACTCTGTATAGGTTTTCTGCTACCACTTGATCCGCCTCACTCAGTTTACCAAAGTAAACGATCTGGAATGCAGGATTATCCTCATATACATTATTGCTCTTTAGGCTACTACCGCCTGTAGCAAGCGTTACGAAAAAGCACTCACGCTTAAAGCCCTTAGGCATCTCCTCTATATGTACTGGCACTCCAGCATACTTAGAGGCAATAACCTTACATATGCTGTTAAGCAATCTCATAGGCTACCTCCCTCTACCTCTCTGGCAATCTGTACCATAAAGCTATGGATCAACCTCTCTAGACGGGGCTTAGCACTATTAAAGCCTTTCTCCATAAAAAAGGCTCCCTGCACATATCGCTCCCTTAGCATTATACCTTTTTGGTTATCATCCTTAAGGTATTTTGCCTTTCCGCCTACGGTTAGCCTATCTGCTGGCAAAAATCGCCTATGCTGTATATGCCCGTCATTGACATACAGAGCATACTTTACATTAGTTCCTACCTCTACATAATCCTGTGGGATCCCCTCACCGAAAACAAAGATATTTTCTACTAATCGTGAGGTATCTACAGGCACATGGGGGATTATCTCAGCATGGTAGATATTTCCCATACGCTTTAGTAAGATAGCCTTTTTCTCCGCCCACTTATCTACCAGATTAGCAACACGGTTTACAAAATCCTCCCAGCCATCAATAGTAAGCCCCAGATCACTACCAGCCATGCCCCTTACACCTCCTCATTTCTAAGGAGAGGTACCTTTAGCTGTGTACGCTTTTTGTAAGGCTTATCTGCTATAGCTCTGTACTCACTCTCTGGGAGGGGCTTATCATACTCATCCAGCTCATAGATATACAACACATCTCCTAGCTTAATATCCGCCTCTGGGTAAGTGTAAAGATCTATCTCCTCTGTATTTACCTTTTGAGGCTGTCTTTGAGCTACATTTGAGCTGGTCTCAGCGGTAAAGCACGCATACCTACCTACCTCAACTAACTCCTGTTTAGGTCTGTTATATTCGCCCAGAGTAGAGGAGTACCTCTTAACGATTACCAGTTTATCGTACATAAACTGCATACCGCCACCTCCTCACTCTCTGGGAAATAACCGCCTGTAAGGGTAGAGCCTTTTCTCCACGCTTACGGGAATAGGATCATCAAAGGTAACGCTCTCATCTGCTAAGGAGTAGGAGCTCTGCCCCTCCGCCCCACGCTTACGGAAACGCTGGATAGCAAGATCCTCTTGTACGCCCTTAAGAGGAGAGGGGTATACATCCACACCCTCCTCCATAAAGCTATCTCTACAAAAAGCCTCAATATCCAGCCTTGCCTTATCTAGGAGCACCTGTAGCAGGTCTAGCTTAGCCTTATTATCAGAGGATAGCCCTAAGATAATCCTGCATCTTTCTAAGCTATCCATAGGCTCCTCCTTAATCCTCTACCAGCGTTACACCGTCAATCTTAGCAAGAGCTCTAGCCACTTCCAGATTAGTAGTGGTGGCTGTACCGTCAATAAACTGTACGCCCAGAGCTACACAGCTAAGAAACTTATTAGCACTCTTAAAGGTATATACCTTTTCAGTAGTGCCCTTTGCCTTAGTTTCTGCCATAACTACCTACCTCCTTAGCTTATTGTTTTATGCTACGATCCTATTAGGATTCGGTAACAAGGATCTTAGCACCTGCGTAGCTATTCAACAGCTTAATAGTGCTCTCGTTAAGGATATGCCCCTTAAAGTAGTCACCAGCCTTAGGAAGATCCTCATAGAAAGTAGATCTCAGCTCAGCAATACGCACCTCATCCATATCCACGATAAGGATGCCGTTATTTTCCATGTAGCGATCCAGTACCAGATTAACGGTACCAAAATCGGTTACGATCTGAGAAACTGCAATACCGTACTGATTGGCTACAGAGCCATTATCCAGTACCCAGCGTACATTACCCTCAGCCTTAGCAAGAGAGTTAATAGCTCGCTTCTGGGTAGCGTTTACAAAAGCAAAGTACTCTCCCTGAGCACCTCTATCCCACATCTTCTGGAGTGCATCCAGAATATGGTTTTCAGCAAGAGCACCCTTAGTAGTAATGACATTTGCAGGGTTAACCAGATTCATCAAACCTGCCATCTGTCTAGGAGTACCGTCACTCTCCAGAGTCTTAACACCGTTAAGGAAGTACCACTCCAGATCTCTCTTAGTCTCGATCAAGCGATCCTGTACCTCTGCATCAAAGGTATCGCCTACACCCTTAGGATGGAGTGCTCTAGCGGTACCAGAAACCTGTGTAACCTTTTCGATGATCTGACACACATTGTTAAGGCTACCTCTGGTAGAGGTAATAACCTCACCTGCATCTGCACCCTCCAGCTTAAGAGTACCTCTGTTGCTGTTGAGCTCACGCTCTCTCCATGTTACGGTAATATCCGTAGCCTTTTCTACCTGCCCTCTAGCCATCAGCATGGTGGTAAGGGGAGTATCAGTAGGGGATACCAGCTTGATCTCCTCAGTGAGGTCTACAACCTCATTTTCCAAAAAACTAGATCTCTTTACCATATCTGCCATTGTAATTATCCTCCTTTAGATTTTTTCTTTACTGATATTGAGGAGCTGATTACTCCTCACGATTTCTATATGCACTCATTTTCTCGGACAGCATACCCTTTACATTTCCATCCTTGCGGTACTGGTCGTAAGCGGTCTTGCTATCGTCTTTCTGGGAGCCTGTTTTAGGGGTTTCCCCCTTGAGGAATTCAGCCTTAGCCTTAGCAACAGCCTTATCTACCTCAGCATCAAAGAGGGATTTCATACCCTTAATACGCTCTGTGAGCTTTTCTCTACGCTCTGCCTCATCGGAGATAGAGGCAAGATCCTCTACAGCGATAAGATTACGGAAACCAGCATCTAAGCCCAGCTCTGCGATAGCATCGACTACATCCAATCTTAAGCCCTTGATGGTAAGCTCAAAATCTCTCTTAGCCTGTGCCTCCAAACGCTCACGCTCCTCCGCTTGCTTACGCTCATCCTCTGTCATTTTCTCCTTAGCTTGCTTATCCGCCCACTCTTTCTCCTTTTTCTTGATAGCATCAGTTACTCTCTTATCTGCCATCTTTTCATACTCTTTCTGGAGCTCTGCACGGATCTCCGCCTCCGTCTTAACCTTAGGAGCGGTATTTTCCGTAGTGGTACCAGTGGTAGCATTTGCGGTACTCTTACCGCTTTCCTCTGTGCCTGTAGTAGGGTTTACATTTGCCTTTGTTTCGTTAGCCGTTTCAGCCATTTTCTATTCCTCCTTAAAGTAAGTTCCATTTTATGGATCCCTCGTAAGTTATCCATAGAAAAGCCCTTTAACCTTTCATAAGTTAGGTTACAATGGTGTAAAAAATATGTATGTTACTAGGAAAAATTATGTACTTACAGGAGAAACCCTTTCATTTTCTCTAAGTAGGCTATGAAAACAAAAAAAAAATAAGGCTGATAGCAAACCTAATCACTATCAGCCTTATTTTATCATTCTTTTAATCCGTCCTCTGCCTGTGCTAGTAGCTTGCGTGCCTCCCATCTACGCTCCATAGCAATATTAGCTCCCTCATACAGCCCAAAGAGCATCCCGTACTGTCTTGTACACTCCTCATTATTGGTATCCTTTAGACAGCTAAGGGATAATCCCTCTTTATGATCCCTTAAAAACGCCTCTTTTACCATATCGTCTGTGATAAAGTGGTATTTCTTTTTTACCTCTACCTTACGCTTTTCATAAGCTGTGGTAATTTCCTTGCACATACGATCATAAAACGCTTGATCTGTAGAGGCGGTATCTCTAATAAGTCTAAGGAGCTCTGGAGTAGCCCGTATCCTATCCTGTTTCCCGTCATTGTTTAGGAATATGTAAGATCTATTGCACTCTGTTACATTACCGATACCTAAAACCTGCACATAAAGCCCTCCTTACTGCTTAATTAGAGGTTTTACATAAAGACAGTACCCATTATTTACAAAGATTTCCTCATAATAGTACTTGTGTTTATGCTTCTCTATCCAATTTATCATAGCCTCTCTGGTCTTAAAGCCTTTGTACTCAAACATTCTATCCCTCCTCTTTATCTATCCTAATCACTGCACAGGGATAAATTTAGAGAAAAAGAGCTACCAGCCGTAGCCAGTAGCTCAATCTTTTACTCCTCTGGGATCTCATCCCACTTACCAGAGGTTTTTAACAGCTCCTGCCATGTTTTCCCTTGCTTAATACACTCATGGTAAAGCCCTACTACCCCTCCGTAGTTCTTCTCAATTTCAAAAATCGGCATACCTACGCCCTCACTAAAGGGCTCTCCGCCTACTTTCTCATTGTACTCTAAGTAAGCTCTGCCTCTAGGTGTCATTTCAAAGATCTCAATATCTACCTCATCATAAACAATCTTAGCCATATTATACCTCCTAATATGATAAATTAGATTTTTTACAATACTCTGCAATATCGGAAAAGGCTTTACTCATAGAGCTCCATGTACTAGGCATGAGTTTTTTTACCATCTCTACCTCCTCCTCTGATCCGCAAGTTCTCATGTAGAAGAATGTAGCCCATGTTTCCGATGTAGCACCCCAGATACCTTGATCTTTACAGTACGCTTTTCTGTGCCCCCAGTAACCATAATCATAAGGGCATAAGTTACCTTTAGTAAAACATCCTATGGCATCTGTTAAAATCATAAGCTGAGTGTTAACTTTAGTATCGGATAAATTCGATGTCAAGTAGTTTCCGTAACGAGAAAAGGCAAGTCTAGCATCCCTAGTGATTCTACTAAGGGAGGTAAGGGGCTTGTATGACATTCCCTGCTCGTCATTACAGTATCTAATGGCGGTATTAAGAAAATCTAAAATATCTTTCTCAATAGCCTCCTTAAACTGCTCTCCGTAGGCTGTGTGAGGAGAGCTAAAGGCTTTCCATACAGATCCTCCGTATCCCTTAGATCCTGCCTCCATAAAATCAGATACTGCACCTAAGAGGTTATCTATTTGGTGCCCCTCCTCATGATACTTAGTGTGCCAGCTACCTTGTAAGCCCGTACCTAAGGATCTCTCCTTAGAATTATCACTCATTCTCATATTTACACGCTTTTTCCACGGAGAATAATGAGCACTACTGGATCCGTCAAGGCTATCATACCAGTTTTTCTCTACAACTGCACTCAATTTACTATGGATAATTAAAGCCTCCTCATCCATTCTTTGAGCCACTTGTACAAGTTCTGCTTTATACTTATCATAATCAAAAGTAGGGTTAGCTCTTAGAGCGGATCTCATAGATCTAAACTCCTCAATATGATTATACCGCATAAGGCTACTGCTGTCACTACCTACAAAGGCAATATCTAAGTCAAAATCCAGTTCCAGATCCAGACTTTCTCTTACTTTATCATTGAGATCCTTAATCTCCTGCATGATAGCTCTCTGTTTATCTGCGATTTCTCTGTTAATAGCCCGTACTTTATCCTCTAAGGCTGTTACACTTTGAGTAATCTGGTAAACCTCATCCTCTACCCCAGAGATTTTAGCCCTAAGAGCCTTTCTCTCCTCACTTAGGAGAGAGGATCTCTCATCACACTCCTCCTCTGTAATCTTTCCTGCATCAAGTAAATCTACTAACTCACTACGCTTTTGGGAGAGTTTATCTCTATCTGCGTGCAATCTATCCAGCTCAGCCTGTTTAGCCTCTGCCTCCAGCTTATACTTAGCCTTTTCTGCCTCAATCTTAGCTATCTGGTCATTGTAGGTAGCTGGTAGATCATCGTGCTCCTTAGTCTTAGTAGAAATTTGAGCGTTAATACCGTCTCTGTAGGCTTTTCCCTGTGCTTTATCCTGCTCAATACGCTCTCTAATAAGATCTTCTGGAGTTTTTTCCTTATTCGCCTCTTTTTTGAGTTTTTCCTCCTCTGCTTTCCGCCACTTTTCGTAGTTCTCAGCACCTCTTACGGAGCCTGTAAGCTCATTAAGCTCATTATCCCCAAACTCATCAGATACCACAGGGATATATACGCATTTACAGTTAGGATGACGGGGGAGAGTAGGCTCTGTGCCCCTCTTATAGATCTTACCTCTATCTGCATGGCAAGTACTACATACTACGCTACTGCTACGCTCTCCTGCTGTATGATACTCCAGCTCCTCTACGCCCATATCCTCATAGGAATCATTATGAGCACAGTAGGTAACTCTCTTTGTTTCCGTTCTGGCTATTCTCTCAGCATTATATCTAGAGGTATTGATATTCCTGTTAATCCTATCCGTGATCTCTGGGATACCCTCTCCCAGTATCATACTCTGAGTAAGTCCTACTCTAAGATTTTTACCCAGTGTTTCCTTATCATTCCATAAGCGATCACTAAACATAGCACCGCTCCACGGATAATCTAAGGTTTTCCTTACCAGAGCTGGGTTAAGCCTGTTAAAATTAGCCTTTACGGTAATACTCTGCCCCAGCTCATATATCTGCCTCAAATACTGATCCGTATAGATGTTACTTAATCCCTGCATAAAGAGAATCTGCTCTTTCTGCCCCAGCTTAGTAAGCTCTGCTGTGATCTGCTCAAAGAGCCCTCTACTCCTAGTGAGGGCACTCTGATTAGCATAGCTCCAATCTCCTCCAGACTTTTTTACCTTTGCTATGGTACTCGTAACATCTGCTAGTATCTGTTTCTGGCAATCCTTATAGATAGAGGCTAAAACTCTTTCCATTTTAGCCTCATCATCAAACGCCTTTAGGTTATTCCTTAGTACCGCCTCTTGTCTCTCCTTAATGAGCTTAGCTCTCCTCACGCTATCCGCATGGAGGATCTTTCTCTGCTCTGCCGTAAGCTGGCTATAAGGGATACCGTACATTTTAGCTACTTCTGGATTTATGTAGCCTGTATATGCCATCTCTTACACCTCCTGTAAGCCTCCTGTAAGCCCCTCACAGCCTTTTACGCCTTTGGCTGGGGAATTATAGCCCCCGTAGCCTCTAAGTGCTCCTGTGGGCTACTCTGGGCGTTCAGATTAGGGAATAGGTGAGCCCCATCCGCCTGTACATTAGCTACGCTGTAAGGATCACTGTGCTGTTTAGCCTTTTCTGCATCTTTCTCCAGCTTATCCAGTACCTCCTTGGGGTTATCAATAAAGGGGAGCAAGCTAAGGAGGGTTTCCTTATCAACCTTGCCATCCAGCTTAGTAACGGTATCCACGATCTCAGTAAGATTATTGGGTACATTTCTTGTAAACTCTACGCTGAGGTTAAGGAGATCAATCTCTTTACCCGTAGATACTCTAATAGGCACCGTGAGTACCCTTACCAGCTCTCTAATAGCCTTTTCCATCTTTCGCTCTTTGATAATACACTTGGTTTCCAGCCCAAAGAGCTTAAAGCGGATAGCTACACCGCTAAGATTACCTGCAAAATTCTCATCTGAGAGGTTAGGCACCTGTGAGAAAGTGTAGATACTCTTTTCCAATCTGTTAAGATGGTTTTCCAGAGCCTCCGTTTGGATCTGCTTAGTTACAAACTTAACATCTCCGTTCTCCATAACCTCTATAATGCCCTCATCCTTTAGCTTCTGTACCCCTTCTTTACCTGCGGTCATATTCTTAAGCATAAGGTACGCATTTCTAAAAGCCTCAAACTCATTAGAAACATCGGAGAGCACCTTATCATAGTCTGCTACAAGGCTCTCAATCTTCTCCAGATCACTCATCTGCTCCTCATTGTTATACACGGTAATAATGGGGATCCTACCGTAAATATGAGGCTTTTCCTCTACAAAGGCATAGGAGCAAAACTCCCTCTTAACTCCGCTTACAGCGGTACTCTCTGTACTCATAAAGAGCTCCATTTTAGTAGCACTGTACACCTCTGCATAGTGTCTAGTAATGCCCGTATCCTCTGTATCAATGTCATAGAGGCGGATCTTATACTTAGCCTTTTTGGTAGCACTGTTCTCATACACAATAATAAGATCCTCTGGGGAGATCCGCATAAACTTAGTATTGCTTTCCTCATCTTGGTAAACCAGAATATGAGATAAGCCCTTAATCATAGCCTCCTTGCCCCACTCGATAAAGAGATCATCCTTATCATTCTCTACGCCCAGCTTATCTAAGTACTCCTGTACCGCTGTATCCACCAGCTCTCCCATATCTACGCCCACATCTACAGGATCCGTATCTACCTTAGGCTTTTCTGGCTTAGGCTCTGTGTAGTTAATGATAATGGGATTACCTAAGAAATAGCCTACCGTGTTATCAATGACCTGCCCGAAAAAGTCATTAACCACCTTGTTATTAGGCTTATTCTTATCGGTTTTCTGTCTACTGAGGATCTTATGCTTACCCTCATACAGCTTTTGATACTTCCTGTATTTGGGAGCGATCTTTTTAACATGAGCCTCTACCAAATCATTAAGGAAAGAGGGATTAAACCTACTTTCCGCCATCTCTGCATGAAAGGCTCTATCAATTGGCTTACTTATCATTACAAAGTTTCCTCCTTTACCAATAAAAAAATAGCCCTCACTTATAAGGGCTAAAAGATTAAATATAAAAATCCTCTCTGCTGTGTACTATGATCTCATTGTTATTGTCTGCCATAGCACAGGCAAAATCCAAACCATCAAATAAATCATCATGCTCTACCTCTGGGAATAGCAGTAAGCACTCCTCCAGATCATCCATACCCTCTCTAAACCAGATCTTACCGTTTTCAAAGTTAGCGGATCTCCGCATAGCTCTAGTAACCTTATCCTTAGAGGTATTGATATTGATAATAGGGAGGAGGGAGAGCCTCCTAAGCTCCTGTGCTAGAGATTTCTGGTATGCTACGGTTTCTACGCCTATTCTCTCTACCATAGGGTACTTATCACGCCCATACTGGATAATAGCATTAAGCTGAGTATTAAAGCTGTACCGCTCCTTTATATACTCCAGTACATACACATTTCTCTCCGCATCTACACCGATTACCATACACACAAAGTAGTCATTATTATCATTTTCTCTCTCCGATATAGCTAAGTCACACCCAAAGTACACTCTTACAGGGATCCAGCTCTCTATACCGTCTGCATTTTTAACCTTAACCTTTGCCTTTTGGAAGTCATAATCCAGCTTATACTCCTCATAGTAGCGGAAATACTGAGCCTTAAAGATTCTACCCTTGGCTAGCTCTGTATCATTCTGGTACTGCATATTAAAGATGATCTTACCAGATTGTCTAGCTATCTCCTCCAGCCTCTCTAAGCTAAACTTATCCTCCCAGAGGGATCTCTTTTCTCCGCCCACCGTCTGTATAGCTTTCTGGATATTTACCACATAATCCTTACTCTTAATTAGATCCTCATACAGATCCAGAGGGTTATACCGTGTACCTAGTATATGTATCTCCCCATCTGGCTCCAGAGTAGGGAATAGGGAGGAGTAAAACCACTCCTTTAGGTTAGCTCTCTGGCGTTCCGTTCTAGCGTTCTCCAGCCCTACTAAGTCATCTCCAATAATAATATCAAAGTGCTTAGAAATAACCGCTCCAGAGGCTCCCAGAGCTGTAAGAGTAGCCTCTTTCTTAATCACGGTACGCTTATTTACGGTAAACTCTCTATCATTCCATACATTATCCTTACTCTTTTTCCAATCCCCAAATATACGGAGGAGCTCTGTATTTTGCTCAAAGTGAGTACGCACCTCTTTTAGAAATGCCTCCGCCTGTGTCTGTGTTTTAGAGCCTATCATTATGCGGATATTGGGATTTCTTAGGATATTAGTGATACAGTAATCTACATCTCCTACGGTACTCTTACCAAAGCCTCTAGGAGCCAGATCTAGCGTACTCTTACTACCAGCAATATTAGAAATAATGCTTTTGTGTAGCCCCTGCACACTACGCTTAGTAATGTACTTACATACCGCATAATAAGCGGTTACAAAGTCATACTCTACAATACACCGCCTAATACACTCATCCCTATCCTCTTCTGGGAGATTTTCCAACCCGTCTACAAAAGCAATTTTCCCTCTATTTAGCACATCCGCTTAACCTCCTTTCATGCAATAATAAAGGGAGCCTTTTACGGCTCCCCCTGTTTTTCTTTATGCGGTTATCAACTTCACTACAAAGTAGCATAGCGTAATGAATAGCACTAACACATCCCACGCTAAAAGAGGCGTATGTTTATCCGTTTTTGGGAGCCTGTTAAAGTACTCCGCTGTTTTCCAAATCAGCACCGTTAGCACGATGATAAAAAGGATACATACCACCTTACCAGCTACCATTAGGATACTAGCCATCATGTCCAATACTTCCTAACTGCTCTAAGATCACAAATATGGAGCATAACCTCTACACCGCTCTCATTGAGCTTTACAGTGGCTCTATCCATATCATCAATAGCAATAACCTCTCCTAAGAGCCTATCATCCCTCTTAGCTACTACTACATCTCCGATTTTCGTAGGCATATTACCTCCTCTTACCCAGCTCTGCGTACTGTTCTGTAGTTCCTAGTGGTTTTCTGTTTCTCTTTCTGGGCTTTTCTATAGCAAGTCCAGCTACAGTAATCTACCACTCTCTCTCTAATGAGGAGCCTGTACACATTCTCATACGGTAGCAGAAACTCCTTTTTACAGATAGGGCAAACCCTCATTCTAGGATCCTTACGCTCCACGGATCACACCTCCATAGGCTCCAGATCGTCAAATACTACAGGGATACGCTCCTTAAGCTCTCTGAGGAGCGGTACTGCTACCTCCAGCATTTGAGGATGAGGCTTACCCGTAGCTCCACAGGCTCTAAGGCTAAAGAAATGCCTCCACTCTCTGAGGTTAGCTGTCATAACTACCTCAGTTTTAAGGCTATTGGGGAGTACTGCTCTAGCTTCCTGCGGAGAGGCTCCATCTGCAATCATTCTAAGATAGCTCTTTTCCGCCTCCTCACAGGCACTAACCCACGCTCCGTATCTTTCGCCCCAGTTCTCCGTAGATACCTGTACACCGTCTGGCATAAGATAAAAGGGCTCAATAACGGTAATCTCTCCGCCATTCGTGCCGTAATTACAGTATCTTGTACTCTCCTGTGCAAAAGAGGCTACTCTATGGCGTACAATCTCATGAGATACGCCTCTATCTACGATAAACTTAACAGAGAGGCTAAAATGCTCCAGCATAGCAAGATGCTTACTCTTAATAAGGGCTCTTACCATCTTTTCCGCTGTGCCCTCTCCGCTCTTATCCTCACTCTTGTAGCATACCCTAGCTACTCTCTCGATCTTCTTAAGGATCTCTGCCCCATTGAGGGTATCTAAGATCTCATAACCAGCTTTAATAACCTGCATATCTTACTCCTCCGTATTTCTATCATTTCTCAGCATAGCCCAGAATACAGCAAAGGCAAGGAGTACTAAGGCTCCTGCCGTTACAAGAGTAGCTCCTCCTGCACCGCTTACCCCGTTCTCTGCCAGATCTGCCACCATTGCTGTAAGACGGTCAATCAATCCCATCCGTTAATCTCCTTTTCGTATCTCTTACGGTCTGCCTCTACCGCTTCATAGTCAATTCTGGAGTTCTTAACTGCGATACTGCCCATAATACCCATGATAACGCAAATTCCTAAGATAACTAACATTCCGAGTACATCCCCCTTGCTCACGGGGCTACCGATCAGCTCAGTAAGGATCTGTGCAATACGCTCTACCATGATTACTCTCCTCCGTAGATCTTATCAATAAACATTTGAATAATCTGATCTCTGGGAGTTCCCATGGGTACTCTCAGCTCAATAACGCCAGCCTTAGGCGGTACAAACACTCCGCTAGGTCTGGTATGAGTAGTCTTAGGCTTTTCCTGCGTAGCTCTCTCCGCCTCAATAGCGTTAATCTCAAACTGGATAAACTCTTGTGCTTTCTTGAGATCCTCTACAATATCCGCTTTCCGCCCTGCTCTGGCTACATACTTAACAGCACTCCCCAGATTAAAGTTAAGCCCCCAATCACGGATCACATCCTTAGGCTCAAACTTTCTCCCCTCCACATAATGAGAGGGATGCTTTACCTTATCACTCACTGTATGTACCTCCTATGTACTTATTTTGTTTGCTGTGATACTTAACCTAATCACAAAACCCCTAAAATGTTAGAGGCTGTCATTGCATACTGTCATTAACCCTAGGGATTTCTTTATACTCTCCTCAAAAAGGTAAGTATTTTAGGCAGTTTTTGAGGAGTAAGGGCTTTACTCAATATCTTTCATTAGCTTATAGATCTCATCCAGCTTATCCTTAGCATCCTGTGAGAGCTCTCTTACGCCACCTACCGCCTCTGTACGGTCTGTAGCCTCTCCCATAAGCAATAGATCCAGCTTAACCAATCGCTCAAAATCCTGTATATTCCTAACTTTAAGCTCTCCTTTAATCACTCTTTGGGAGAGTTCTTCCATAAGATTTCCAATAACAACCCTATATCTAGTCCTAACATCGGTAAGCTGAGTATTTACAGCCTCCTCACGCTTATTCTGAGCGTTTTCTATGTTACGCTGGGTTACTCTGGCTACCCAGCTAAAGGATCTGCTCCAGCCAGCTACGGTACGCTCTGTACGCCCTATAGTTTCTGCTACAGCTCTAAGAGATCTCTTATCTCCTAGCCCATAATACATCTCAAAAGCCCTACGCTGGAGCTCAGTTTCTTTAGATAACTTGTCTACCACTTTAGCCCCTCCTTTCTCCTCCCTTTTGATATTAGGGGTATTTTCTACAATTTTTCTTACTTGCCGTATCCTTTTCCTTGTTTATAGGAATATTTATAAATCTAGTCTCTGTACAAAATTTTCAATAGGCTCTTTGAAATAAGGTTTTATACTACAGTGCTATTTTTCATTACCTTATCTATTGTTTTCTATATAGGTATTTCTTTTATTTTTAGCTGTATAAAACCCTTTTTCCGCCCTCCGCCTCTTTCTCCGCCCTTTCATTGATTTTTCATAGGGTTACTGAAATATAAAAGGAGAGGCTTTTTATCCGCCTCTCCGCTTTTTTAGGATTTTGCTACAGTACAGCCTCCAGAGTTTTCTCCTGCAATACCTCATAAAGAGCTGGAGGTTATAAAACCATATCACTACTCTGGGAGTACTTCCTATGTAATAGATCCTCACTATACCATCTGGATTAGTATAGCTATAGGAGCCTCCATGCCCTCCAATCCGCCCATTTACCCACGCTATATCTATATGATCCCTTACCACCGCTCTCTCTCCGTTTCATTTGTATTTCATGAGGTAATGTAATCTCTTTCATAAGATAGGTTACAATCATGTAAAAAATATGTATCCCCATTACAAGTTAAACTCCCCAGCCTCATCATAGGAGCCTAAAACGCCTCTAAGCTCTCTCCGCTGGCTGGAGTTAAGGTTACTAATCGGTATCTCTATCTGCCTCCGCCTATGCTCCTGCTCTGGAGTTTCATAAGGGTATTCCTCTTTACTCCGCTTATTTTTCTTTGTGCTGGCATAGTAAGGATCATGCTTTCTTAACCAGAGATCCGCCTCATCCTCTTTTCTTATCCTCTTAGCCACAGTGTTAATCATCCTCCTCAAAGGCTTTAAGCCCTGCCTGTATCTGTTTTAATCCGCTGGTAATATTCCTGCTGATTACAGATTGATCTACGCCCATTACCCACGCTATTTCCTCCTGCGTGTATCCTAGTACTAAGGTGTAGGCAATCGCCATAAACTGAGAAAAACTAAGTACTCCATTTTTATAGCCCTCGTTAAAGGCTCTCCGATCCCTCTTATAATAGAGATCCATATTTATACCTGTAGCACTCTGTAGATCTATGAGGATACAAATAGCTACGCTATCTCCTCTAGCCCCCAGCCCCTCTAGCGTACCCCACATCCGTAGGAGTTTCTTTAGCTGTTGTTTATCTTTATAACTCACTCTCAATAGAGCTCTGTTAATGGTTTCTCTTACCGCTCCCACTGTCTCTACCTCCTGCCACCTTTTTTATGTACTTAAAATGTACCTCTGCTGTTGTATGCCTGTACAATCCAATGCCCTGTATGGTAGCAAAACGCTTTCTAATACTCACGATCTCTCCATAAAAATAATCATGATCCAGAGGGCACATCCACTTTACCCTATCTCCCACTTTGAACACTGTTAAGTACCTCCCTATAAACGGAAATAAGGAGATTAGTTATCTAATCTCCTTTAATCCTTTACTGATCCTGTAATTCCTGCTTGATTTCCTGTGCCCTCTGGAGGATCCCTCTAGAGTAACTGGTACTATAGATACCTTGAGCCCACAGCTTTTTAGCCCCCGTAGTTCCCATATTGTAAACCATGAGTACGCAATGCTCTCCGCTACTAGAGTAGCTATCCTGTATCTCTGCCAGAAAATCTACGCCTACTCTCATATTGGAGTAAGGGTTATAGAGCTCTGTGGCATCAAGCTCCTCCATACGCTCTCTGTGGAATTTCTCGTAAATCTGCATCAAGCCTTTAGAGTTTCCGCTGTCTCCTGTAGCATCGTACCTATAACCGCTCTCCCTCTCAATGAGGGCAAGTACCATATAGTAATCTACTCCAGCCTCCCTACAGAGCTCCCATAAGTAAACCTGTGCTACCTCTGGGAACATTCCTCCATACATTGTATAGGAGCTGGGGATTTCGTAGTATTTCCAGCCCTGCTCATAGATCTCCGCTCCCCACTCAGTACTCATAGTGGAATAGGGGTAAACACTGTTGTTAGGATCTCCTACGCCACAGATAGGAGCCTCTGTTTCCTCTGTAGAGCTTGTGGTATTTTGTACAGGCTCTGTAGTTTCCTGTGAGGGATCCGTAGGCTCTGTAATCACTGTAATTTCCTCAGCCTCCATACTAACAGTGGGGGTAGAGGTAAGGGGAGTACCCTCTACAGGCTCCGTAGGAGTATCATTATTGCCACTGCACACCGCCACACACAGCAAGATCACTCCTACAATCAGTGCCAGCATCAGCCCTAAGACGGTATACCGCTTAATCATTAACTGCTTTCTCCGCTGAGAGCTCTTGTAGCTCCGCCCTCTATGTACTCTGGTTTTCTGCATTATCCTTTACCTCCTAATGCCCGTCTTAATCCCTCAATGGATCTAACCATATTTTCTACCTGTGCCCCCAGCCTATGTAGGGTTTTCTCTATATCGTCTGGATCCGTACTATACCAGTATCCATAGGAGGAGCTACACACGGGCTCCCCATCCTGCCTAAGCTGGCTTACCACATTTCTAACCTGCTTATCCGTTAGATTAAATAAGGTGCGGAGCTCTCTGCCCTTAACCGCCTCACTTTCCGTAGTATGGTGATCCTTTAGATATTCCAGCATTTGATGAGCTGTACCCATAGAGTAGCCTCCTCTTTTTTTTTGATACATAACTTAATCACAGAGAGGTGGAATTTTTAGATAAAATAAAAAAAGTAGTGCATATTTTTTCTTGCCTATGCACTACTTTTTAGGTATTAACTTGTTACTTACTCTACGCCCTCAGTAACTTCCACGATCTTACCATTGATACAGCGGTAATATGTATCCTCCTTAATGGTCTCTCCATCAACAACTACCAACTTAGCTCCATTGAGCTTCCAGCTATCCTTGTCATATGGATGCCTATAAGATCCGTCACTCCAGCGATCTCCAATATACTCCCAATCTGAGAGAATAAGGTGAGATCCTCTACAGCCCTTAGCTCTTGCCTCATGCCCCCAAGCAACCGCCACTCCAGTAGGATCACTAACAGAGGAGGCTCCCTTGTAACCCGTAGCGGAGGAGGCTCCACAGTTACCCGTAGCGGAGGAGGCTCCATAGTCACCCGTAGCGGAGGAGGCTCCATAGTCACCCGTAGCGGAGGAGGCTCCCTTGTAACCCGTAGCGGAGGAGGCTCCA